CACTGTGTAGTCCTTTGTATGCTACACATATTTATGTTTAACTAGGTGGTGTTGGCCAAACCACATCGTCTAAACTGGTGTATGTTTCTGTGATGTCTCTGAGTGCTTGACGATATGCCAGTTGTTCATCACTAGGTGTTCTGTCTGGCAATACCCACCAGTCAGTTTCCGCAATCAGTTTGTCACGTTGTTTTCTCAATTCAGTTAAGTCTATTGTTGCTTTGGCATTTGCAACTTCTGCTTCAACTGCACTGACGTCTACATTTTCAGGATATGTGATAACTAGATTTTCCTCAGTATCTGCTCCCCAAGCAATCTCATATTCTGATGTGTTGGAAACTGTTGCAATTGCAGTTGTAATGTATCGGTGATTTTGTTTTGTGACTATCATTCTGGGTATCCTATCAATCTATATTCCATTCCTGATAAATCATAATTGTCAATATTTAATCCGATATATCTATACTGTGTCACACTGTTGTAGTGAGTTGATCCGTAGTGATAGATAGATCCTACACTGCCGTATGTGCTATTGCCTTCCCAAGTAATACTTGGTCTGGTTGTGTATGTAGCATCGAGATGAAATTGCACATAATTCCAATTTGAACCGTCGCAGAAATCATGAAGACGTGTCCATGCACCTGCGCTACCATATTCTAACGTGTGTGTTCCGTTTCTTCTAGACTGCCAACTGTTGCATTCTGTAGTTAGTCTTGTACCAGCACTGTCTTTAACTTGAAACCAAACAATTGCTCTATTGCTAGAAGTACCGCTTGTTCTATATCTTATGTAAACATGAAACCAATCGTATCCAGTCGGAAGTGGAATGTCAACATCGCCGCCTTGATTGCCTACATATCCGAGACTTGCCATATCTCCTGTTGAAATAAGTACGCCTCCTCCGTCACCGGAAAGTCCACTTGCACCTAAACTAACTGCCATTACTTGGCCTCCAATTCATTAATTCGTGTTTTCAATTGTTCAATCTCCTTTAGTGCATCTTGCAATGCTGCTACAATAACTGGTGTAATTCTACCATAGTCCATGCTCATAGTAGTTCCATCACTCACCGCTTCTGGCATCACTTGTTGCATTTCTTGTGCAATAAAACCGTGCGTTTTAGTTTTAGATTCATCATTGATAAAGTTAAATGTGCTGGGTTTCATAGCCATAATTTTTTCTTTACCATCAGTGATTAGCTCAATATTTTCTTTGAGTCTACGATCAGATGTGGTGTTGTAGGTTGTGCTTGCATTGTTTGATTTTATACTGCCAACTTCTCCACCGTTGTATTTGAAAGATATTCTGTGTTTAAATGTTGCGCCCGACGGGTTTGTATCATTGATAGCAAATGGTTCTGTGGTATTTGCGTTTGCATTGATGTGTAGCTGTGCAGTTGGAGTGTCGTTTAAAATACCAACTCTGCCTTGTGAGTCAAATGTAATTTTTCTACCGCCAGCATATTCAAAATCTAATTTATTGCTATCATTTTGAGTATAGTCATTGACAATAGACCATTCTGTGGTAGTATCTTTTCTAAAGTTAATTCTACTTGCACGATGAGTAGATACTCCGTCAGAATAACCATCCAAGTAAAGTGCAGCTTGTCCAGTTGCTGTATTTGCTTTAACTCTTATTAGTGGAAGACTGTCATGTCTAACATCCAACGGTGTTCCTGGAGCATTTGTGCCAATGCCAACATAACCACCAGATGTAATTCTCATTTTTTCTTGTACAGCATCAACTCCATATGTACCACTGGTTTGATTGTTGGTATAAAAAGCAAGATAAGTGTCCCATCCGGTTGCTTCTCTACCAGCTTCAATAACAGAACTTATGTGATCGCCTGAGCTGCTGTCAACTCTAAATACCAATGGAATTTTTACACCGTTGCCTGTGTTTGTACCGTCTGTTCCAATTGTAAATTTACCACTGTAGTTTGCAGTTTCGTTAATAGTTGTCCCATTGGGAGTAGTTCGTATTAAGAATTCGCTGCCTGTTGCGTCAATTCTAAGTTTATCTTCGTCAGTTGCATGTATTGGATCTATGCCAGTTGATTTATAAGTTATTACACATTTGTTTCCGCTGTCGTCGATACCTAATCTATATCCGTAATTTTCAACACTGTCAGCAAATGTTATGCCAACATCAGCTCCACTGCTTACATTGTTTTCTAATAGTATATGCGGCTGTTGAGCAGCACCACTTCTTAAATGTAGCATAGAACTAGGTGTATTTGTGCCCATGCCAATTGAGCCATCACCTTTAATAACAATTAATTCAGTGCCAGTGTTTCCAACTGTAAATACATCTTCATTACTTGCAAGTGCTTGTTCAGTGGTACCATTTTTCTTTGCGGCTCTTAGTCTTATTACAGCATTGTTTCCATCAGCACTAACAGTGGTAGCAACTGCATTAACTTGAAATGCAGATGTAGCTGTTGTTGCATCACTCAGTGTAGTAATTCTTAAACCACCATCGCCACTGGCTTCTTGATTGAAAATAGCATATTGATCATCATCGCCAAACACACTCATACCATGTGCTAAGTTACCTGTGCTATCTCTTAGTGTAAAGTTTCCTTTAACGTCAAGAGCTTGATCTGGATCTGTATGTCCGATGCCAACATTACCGCTGTTGTCAATACGTAAATGTTCTGCATTATTAGTTCTAAATGCTAGAGAATCGTCTGAATTATCATAACTCAATCCACCAATATCAGCATCATCTGCGTCACCAAAGTTTAACAAGGCTGCTGTAGCATTACCAGAGTATATACCTACCCTTGCAATACTACTAGCTGTACTAGTATTTGCAAATACACCTTGCCATTGAGTGGCAGAAAAACCACTTGTAGGAACCGAACCTGATTGAACAACAGTAAGATTTGTAACAGGATTGTTTGTACCAATACCAACATTACCGCTAGAGTCAATACGCATACGTTCGGCTAAATTGCCAGCGTTGTTAGTGTAAAAAGTTAACACACCACTATTGTCTGCTGAACCGCGAACAGTTAATAATCTTGAAACAAGGGTACCCTTGTTAAAAACATTAAAATCGCCGATGGACTGGTTTAGATTGGATTGTGCCCCGTTGATTTCAACAGCGTGTCTTACAGCCGTTCCTGTTCCATCGCCGATGGTTAGTGCAGGAGCATTAAATCCAGTTAGTCCAGGACTATTCGTTCCGATACCAACATTGCCATTACTGTCAATACGTGCATACTCAGAACCAAATTGATCTCCAAAGATATGCTGAGCACTGTTGTATCCCAGGTTGCCTGTTGTGTTATTGATAGATCCATTGGCACCTCCATGTCTGATTGTTAAATCATCATCAGTACCTAACACAATATCTTGATTGTCGTCTACTTTAACACCATTTGCTGTGATTACTTTATTAAAATCCCATGTATCGTCTGTGCTATTATAGATCAGTGTTGCACTGGCACCATCAATTGTAATACCTGCTCCGTTTGCCGCAGCGGCGTTTGCTGCGCCACTAGCCAGTGTTAGATTGAGATCATCCACTGTCATCGTTGTGCTGTTGATAGTGGTTGTTGTGCCGTCTACCTGTAAGTTGCCTGCAACCACCAGTGTACCTGTGTTGTCACCCACTGCCGCAGGATCGATAACAAAGTTTGCAGGACCTGCAATGTAGCCAGTGGTTACGATATTGCCTACGCTGCCACTTGCTAGTCTTGTATCCACACGAGCATCTGTATAGTAAAGATTGGAGCTGCCTTCGCTGAGTGCATCTGTGTCATGATTGCTGATGTCACTGACTTGTCCGGTGACATTGCCCACTACACCTCCACTGGCGGTGATAGCACCTGAGAATGTGCCGCCTTGACTGGCACTTACAGTGTCAGTGACACTGAATATTTGATGTGCTACAATTGTAATTTCGTCATTGAGTGCTGCACCTGTATCAAGTACCACTGTAGTGCCATTGGTGGCTGTGTAGTCAGTGGTGGTCAACAGAATACCGTTTTGGTATACGTCTACATAGCCCACATCATATGTTGCTGCGAATGTTGTTTGACTGGCAGTTGCACTGTAGTTGTAAACTCTGCGTCTGCCTTCTGTTAAGCCTTGTCCTATGTATGGCACGGGTGGTTTCCTTGTGTAAGTGTATTACACATATTTATGTTTAACTAGGAGGTGTTGGCCAATCCACGCCATCTAAACTTTGATAGTTGATGGTAATATCACGCAATGCCTGTCTATATTCTGCCCACTTGTCTTTGGTAGCTTGAGGTACATCGGCATTTTGTGTCCAATCTGTCTTTTCCAACAACATGGTACGTCTTGCACGTAAATCTGCTAGTTTACTGTCAGCAATAACTTGGTTTACTTGTTCCTCAGTCAAACCTTGAAGGTCTGCTGGAACGTCATGTTCAATGGTTACTTCTTCAACTACTTGAATTTCTTCTGGCATAATAACTCCTATTAGAATATGTTGCTTGTGGTGTTGTTCATAACAACATCAGTAATGTAAACACCAGTATCATTACCCCCATGCGTACCAAAGTAAAGATGTACTCTGCCTTCTGTATAACCATTTCCCCCTTTGTTTAATTTACCACAAAGTCTTCCGTTGCTGTCTCTGTAAAAGTTATACCAAGCATCACTACCACTGGGTGTTGATGT